AACTTCGAGGGTGCAGCTCTTTCTAATATTCTTGATGTGTTGGCATACAACACTCACATCAACGGTCTTATTGCTAATTTTGCTTTGAACGAATCTTATCTTAGTACCGCTCAGTTAAGAAGCTCTGCTGTATCTTTATCAGAAGGTTTAGGGTATGTCCCAGATACTAAAACTTCATCTCAGGCAAAGATTAGAATATATTTTACTAACACAGAGACATCAAGAACAAAAAAGATTACTCTTCCTGCTTACACCAAATTTACTAGTGAAGTAGATGATGTGACATACACATTCTCTACTATTGAATCAGTTGAAGCAGAAGATGATGGAACAGGCTTCTATGAGTTTAAAACAGCTTCTGGCTTAAATCAAATTACAGTGTATGAAGGCGATGTAAAGACTAAGACATTTCTTGTAGGAGAAGTTATTGACAACCCGATATACATTATTCCGGATCCTAACTTAGATGCAGACACAGCTATAGTTAAAGTATATACTGATACTACAGGTAATGATTTTTCTACATATTCTAACATAGTTAACGCAAGAAGCATCAGTGCTAGAACTACAATTTACGTCTTAAGAGAATCTCCTAACGGTAACTTTGAATTATCATTTGGTGACGGAGAAACGTTCGGTATTGCACCCGTCGCTGGAAACAGGATAGAGATTCAATACATCTCAACCAACGGACAGGTAGCTAACGGAGCTTCATCATTTGCTCCTGTATCTCAACTTGCAGCAGGTAATATTACAGTATCATTAAACACTACTACATTTACCAACTCTACCGGCGGAGACGATAAGGAGAGCATTGCTTCGATTAAAAAGAATGCACCTTTTCAATATGCTACGCAAAATAGGATGGTTACTGCAGCAGATTACACAGCTTTAATTTTAAAGCAGTATTCTACTTTAATTAAAGATATTACTACATTTGGAGGTCAAGACGCGCTAGAGCCTGAGTTTGGTGCTGTATTTACTTCTATATTATTTGAAGATGATGTAGATGAAGCAACTAAAGCTTCTACTAAAATTGATATTGAAGGTTTAGCAGAGCAGGTAGCCATATCAGGATTCAATATTAGATTTGCAGACCCAATTACTACATTTGTAGAGCTAGACACTTTCTTTCAATTTAACTCTACACTTACAGATCAAACATTAAATGCTGTTAAGTCAAATGTTACTGAAACTATTAGTAACTACTTCTCGAATACTGTTGGAGGGTTTGGTCAATCATTTAGGAGATCAAATCTTCTCACTTTAGTAGATGATGTAAGCTCTGCTGTTCTTTCTAGTAGAGCTAATATAAGAATGCAACAACGTTTTGTTCCTTCTTCTCCTAATCTTATAGCTGTTATAAACAATCTTACAAGTAATAGAATTGCTAATGACTCAGTAACTTTAAATTATGTAGTAAAGTTAGTAACTTCTAATCAGCATAATAAAGCAGCCACATTTTTAATTAATAATGAGTATGCTACGTCATCTAACTTTAATACAGTAAGATCTGAATTACTTGGTGCTTCTATTTCTACATCTCAAACTATGAAGTTTCCTGTATCAATAGCTACTACAGATGATGATGAATATATAATTACAAGTAGTAGTTTTGTGTTTAACAATAAAACATGTAAGATACAAAATAAGCTTTCTAGTAATGATTTGCAAATTGTATTGGTTTCAGGAGCAGAAGTAGTTGTAGATAATATTGGCTCTTTTGACTCTGTATTAGGTACAGTTTCGGTTAATTATTTTAATCCTCAATCTATTATAGGAGGATTTACTTATGTTAAACTCGCAGCAGTGCCTGCTAATCAAAGCGCTATTACTCCTTCAAGAAACGACCTTTTAGTTTATGATGCCGATGCATCTACAAATAAGGCAGTATCAACGAATGCTCTTAACTAATGACACATAAAAGAGACTTAACCTTATTAGATGATAACCGCAAGGTATTACCTTTCCACAGAGCGGAAATTGAAAAGGTATTACCTGATCATATAGTTCAAGCTAATCCTAATCTAATAGAATTATTTGAATCATATTATGAGTGGATGGAAAAAGATTCCAATCCTAACGGCATATTAAATAGAATATATTCTACAAGAGATGCTACTTCAATACCTAAAGCTCAACTACCTTTCTTAGAAGACGAATTGTTATTAGGTGAAGCGTATTTTGGAGGATTTATTAATAAGAGAGAAGCAGTTAAGTTTTCAAACTTTCTTTACAGATCTAAAGGTACTAAGTATAGTATTGAGCAATTTTTTAGAGGGTTCTTCGGAGTAGATCCAGCAGTAATTTATCCTAAGAATAATGTGTTTAGAGTTGGCCCGGCTATTGATTTAGAAAAGGATAGTATCAATAGTCAAGGGCAACAGATAAAGGAAGCTGCTTCTCAGCTTGGTCCGGAATCACTAAAATATATTACTAATGATAAGTTATATCAAACTCTTTCTATATTAATTAGAAGTACAATACCAGTTGGTAAATGGCTAGATACGTATAAACTATTTGTGCATCCTGCTGGATTCTTTATTGGTTCCGAGCTTGTTATTGAAGCTTTTAATATTAATCCATTACCTGTTTTACAGGATGATGTAGGAGAGAAACCAGAAGAGTTTATCTCTATTCAAGTTGTTGCTGCATTTGATATTAGAGCAGATAAAGATATTACCTTGCTTAATCCAGGTGACGCAGTGTTCACAGTTCAGCGTCAAGATGTAGATACATTTATGCGTATTGCATCTGATGTTCCAATTGGTAGTATAGATAATTATACTATGGGAGAGTTGCTATCACCTAACTCCCTTACTATGGATGATTCAGATGTTATTCAAGTTGTTACGTTTGATGAAGATTCAAGTTCAAGTCTACCTAAAACATATACCTCTACATTTGATAAAGGTATATACAATACTCAATATGATTCAGCTAATTAGGTTAATTACCTATATAAATAATGTTAATCAATTAAGGCATAGATATGGTTCAAGAAGTAGTTAATGTTGGCTCAGCCGCTAATGATGGGACAGGAGATACCCTGCGTGGAGCTGGCAATAAAATAAACAATAACTTTACCGAGTTGTATAACCAGTTCGGAGGTGCAACTTTAGGTAATGTTACTAGACTTACTGATAGTGGCATTTCTATCATTGGTAGTAGTTTTCTTACTCAGGTAGGAGCAGCTAACCCTGCAGCTACAATTAATATAGATTTTCCGGATTCAGCTGGCAATGTAGTAGTTGATACTGCTACACAAACATTAACTAATAAAACATTAAGTGCAGATGATAATACTATCTCGGGCATTGCAACATCTAGCTTTGTTCTTTCTAATGCTTCTGGTGTTATTGACGGCTCTGCAAGTCGTAAAACTATTCCTTCTGGAGTAGTTGTGGGTACAACAGATACTCAAAATCTTAGTAACAAAACTTTAAATCTTCCTACTCTTAAAAGAGCTAATGTTCATGAATGGTTAGCTGACTCTAACGGACATCCTGTATTATCATTTACTGATACAGCTAATGTTAGAAATAGATTAAGAGTAGAGAGTAAAGCTTCTCCTGATTCTCCTATTATTTCTACGGCTGGTTCCTCCGATACTAGTATTAATCTTGATATAAACCCTAAAGGTTCAGGAGCAGTAAGAGTTAGTAAACTTGCATATTTAAGCGGCGCTATTAGTTCTACAAGCACTGTATCAGAAAATGTAAGCTATATTCAAAGTACAGCAACAGCTAATATTGTTGCTACGGTAGACAATGGAACTATTATAGGTGAAGTAAAAGTATTTACTCATGACGGAGCTAACACTACAACAGTTACTCCAACTAATTTTTCTCAAGGAACTAGTATCGCACTATCACCAAATGATACGGTTATGATTATTTGGAACGGTTCTCAGTGGAGCGTTATTGGTGGTGAAGGCTATACAATTTCTTAATAGGGCATAACAATGGCAGCGATAATTACAGATAAAATTAAACTACAATTAGCTCAGTCTATCTTTGATGAGTTTAATACAGCTAATCTAGGCGATTCTAATAACTATTATTATATTGGTATAGGTCGTTCTCAAGAATGGCAAGCTGAAGCGCAAACTGATGTAGTGCCTAACACTACTGCTGCTGACAACCACGATAGAGAAGAAAGACTGTTTAGATATAATCTTCAGTCAGTAAAAGCAGCAGAGAATCTTTCTTTTGTTATTCCTGGAGGACCAGATTATGATTGGTCTGCCAACAAAGAATATTATCAGTATAGTGATGCTATTGCCGGCCAACCGCAAACCACTTATTATATTAGAACTGATGAAAATAAGGTTTATGCTTGTCTTCGTAAAGGTAAAAACAGTGATGGTACAGCTAAAACCTCTACTGCAAAGCCAGATCATACTAACACTTCTCTTGTTCCAGAAACCGATGGATATGTATGGAAATACTTGTATACGATTACTACTACAGCGGCTAATAACTTTTTAACTACTAACTTTATGCCAGTTGAGTTTGTTGATTCAGCTGAATCAACTGATCCAAGATTTTCCCAACTGTCAGTTCAAAATGCTGCTGTTCCAGGACAAATTATTGGATATAGAGTAGTTACTCCTGGAGGTCCTTACTCAGGTACAGTACACAGCTCTGGCATTAAGGTAGGTCCAGCACTTACAATTGTTGGTAATGGAACGAATGCTAAAGCGTATGCGATTCTTAATCCTATCAATAACTCAATTGCAGCAGTAGAGGTTGGAGACAGTCCTGATGCAGCAGCTATTTCATTTGCGTCAGATCAGGGAGCTGGATATAATTATGCAAATGTTAGTGTAAGTTCTGCTACTCTGCAAGTAGGAGGCAGTAATGCTGTTATTGCGCCTGTCTTTGGTCCTAGAGATGGAATGGGAGCAGATGCTCGGAGAGATTTAAGATCAACTTCCTTAATGTTTAATATTAAACCTGTAGGAGGAGTTGACGTAAATAATAAGCCTACTTGGCCAGTTGATCAAGATTACAGACAAATAGGGCTAATTAAAAATATTAGAACTGATAGCGCTAACGGCACGTTATTTACAGCAGAAGCAGGTACAGCTCTTAACAAAATGAGAGCTAACCTAGCCTTTGGGGATGGAGACTATTTACAAGCATCTGGTGAATATCAATTAGAGTTTGATGACGATCCTATCATTTATGGCACTGACAGTAATGCTGCTGGCTATATGGTATGGAACGATGACAGTGCTACTATCTGGTATCATCAAACAGAAGAGACTGGATTCACTCAGTTTGCAGATGGAGAAGCAATCACTATCCCAGGTAAGTTTGCTGGTAGTATGACTATTGATTCAGCTAATATTGCTCCAGATGTAGATAGATATTCAGGAGAAGTTCTCTTTTTAAGTAATCAATCAGCTACTGCTCGTGATCCACAGCAGACAGAAGATATTAAAGTTGTAGTAAGACTATAAGGATAAATCATGGCAACTACAGTAAACGAAAATACATTTCTTAGTGTCTACAACGATGATTACAGAGACAGTGATCACTACCATAGAATTCTTTTTAATAATGGTAGAGCGTTACAAGCTAGAGAACTAACTCAATCACAAACTATTATTCAAAAAGAAATTGAGCGTATTGCTAAATTTATGTTCAAGCCGGGCGGATTATTTAACACATCCTACGGCACCTCAAATAGCGCAAACGATCCTATTAGTTTTGTAAGAGTAGAAACTTTACCTGTAGGATACGACGTTTTTGTAGGACAGACATTTGCTAATCAGCTTGGAGTAAAAGCTGTAGTAAAAGCCGTTATTCCCTCTACCGCTGTAAATAACTCTGTAGGTACAGATGCTTATAACACTTTGCTAGTAAAGTATATTGATGCTAATTCTACTAGCTCTGCAGATACTACAGTATCAGTTAAATTTAATCCAGCTGATACTCTAACAGCTACTATTAGCTCTACTACTTACGAGTTGAATGTATCAACAGATGAGCAAGTGCAAGACGCGACAGGTAACGCTTCGTTCTTAGAAGTGCCAGAGTTCAACACCTTTGCTGCTGGTCATTTACTATTTGTAGAAAAGCAGTCCTTAGTATTAGACAAGTTTAATTCTAACTTTAACGGCACAGTGGGTTTTGAAGTAACTCAAGAAATATATAATACTTCTGATAATGTAGCTCTTTATGATAATTCAGGTGCTACTCCCAACCTTACTTCTCCAGGTGCTGATAGATTAAGAATCACTCTTACTCTTAAAAAGGAAGCAGATAAAACTGCTGGTAAGACTTTTTATCCTTTGATGAAATTAAATCAAGGGTATGTTGTAAACCTTAACACTCCAGATAATGTACTTGCAACTCTTGGAGGTATAATTTATAATAGAGCTTATGATACTACAGGTAACTTTATTATTGATGAGAGATTAGGAAAGCTGGACCTTACAGTTTCTACAGACCCAGATAGCTCTGATTATTTACTATATCAAGTCTCTGACGGTACTGCCTTTGTAAACGGTAAGCGCTATCAAAAGCAAAATATAGCTCCAATTAAAGTGGCAAAACCAAGAGATCTGGTAAATGATATTACAACTAAAAGTAATGAATTTATTTCAGCAAGATACGGTAACTACTTCTTAACTGATGGATCTAATACAAAAGGCTTACTTAATTCTATTAACAGCTTTGATTCTGTAGGTATCTATAGCGGTACAGCTACTTCAGGTAATGCTATTGGTAGAGCAAGAATTAGAAACATTGATGAGTTTGACAACGACTTTAGATTACATGTATTTGATGTTGAGATGTATGGCAATAACTCAATAAATAACGCTCGAAGTGTAGGAACAAGTTCTTCTAGTTATGGCGATCTAGTACCTATTAATTCTAACTATGACTTAATTGATAAGCTTGAAAATAATCTTCTATTCCCTATGCCTGGGAGAGTTAACACAGTAACAGATGGTACAGTTACCTTTAATATTGGTAAGGTCTATACGGCAACTGCATCTGGTAGCTCCGCTACTTTCTCTACTGGCGGTAATACATTCGCAGATCAAGAGCAGTGGATTGTAGAAGAAGTTGCTAACAGTAACAATCTTATTTCACCTCCAACAGTATCAGGTACCCCAACTAGCTCTGCTACTATTACAGGTTTGACTGATGGGGCTGTGAGATTGTTCGGCTATGAAAGAAAAACTGGAGTAAGAAAAACTAAGACATTAGTTATAGGCCGTACTCAAACTCTTACGCTTACTAATGGAGTATTTAAACTATCTCACCATGACATTTACAAGTTTACAAGTGTTGTAGATAGTACTACAAGCGAAGATATTACTCATAGGTTTATCTTTGATAATGGTCAAAGAGATAATTTCTACGATGTAGGCTCTGGTAAATTAAGAGGAGGAGCCGCAGCTCCTGCAGGTAATATTGTTGTAACCTTTGATAGCTTCGATCACGGCGCTGGAGATTACTTTGCAGGCGGTGCGTCATATCCAGATCTGGAATATGATAAAGTCCCATACTATAATCTAGAAACTGGAGGCACGGTAAGGCTATCTGATGTTTTAGATTTTAGATCTGTGAAGGATAACTCCGGTGATGACTTTGCTGGCACAGGGTCAGTAATTCAATATATTCCTAGAAACACTGATACAATTGACGTCGGTGAATTTAAAGTCTGGGAACCTAGAATTGACGTAGTAGTTATCAATGACAACGGTAACCTAGAAGTATACACAGGAGTAACAAGTTTATCTCCAAGTGAACCAGAAGGAATACCTACTTCATCTATGGAATTACATAGAATATCATTAGCTCCATATCATTTAAACGCGCGCGACTTCATGCAATCTAAGTATGATAACCGTGGTTATAAAATGTCTGATATCCGTAGAGTAGAAAGAAGAGTAGAAAATTTAGAAGAGCTTACTACACTTTCTCTATCAGAGATTGAATTAGAGCGTACAGTTATTCCTGATAGAGTAAAGCAAGGTATGACTGGAGATACCTTTACCAATAATGTACAATCTAAGACAAGAGATAAAGATTATAAAGCTACTATTCGTAAGAGATCTGGCGTTTTAGCTCCAATGAGATATTGGAGGGATATAGGCTTAAAATATGATTCAGATGCATCTAGCGGAGTAAGACTACATGGTAGTACTGTTTGGCCTAATTTTACAGAAACAGTAATGATTAATCAAAACAAAGCTACTAATTATCAGAGTGTAAATAGATTTGAACTTGCTAAGTTTATTGGTTCAGGTATTGTTGAACCTGCAGTAGATACATATGAAATGAGAAGAGAAGTAGACGTTAATCACATTGGTGAGTATAACGAATCACTTACTACACAAG